TTGAAAAATTGCGACAAAAAAACTTAGCAAAAGTAAGGAAACGTCAAAGAATAAATGGAATGACAAGGATTTATTCATAATAGGAGCAGAAATAACATGACAAGAGAAGAAAAAATAAACAACTTATTTCTTTTCTGCCAGCTGAATCTGAAAAAGGGCTGCAAGGGTTGTGACTTAGATAAAACTACAGATAATTGTAATTTTGCCGCTTTACCAGATGAGACAATTAATAAGTTATATAAGAGTATAGAAAAATACTGTAAATACGATTTGTTAAATCTAGTTAGCCAGATCAAAATATAAACGGAGGAATAGTCATGGAGAGATTAACCGAATACAGATGTGGAGTAGCAGTTATCAGAAACAAAAACCTTATCAATAAGGCAATGTATGATCTTGCACGTTATGAAGATACAGGGTTGACACCAGAAGAAGTCAAGGCATTGAAACAGGCGAGTAAGAATGTTCAGGTGGATTATTCCTTGCTGGAGTATTATAAAACATTAGGAACACCTAAAGAGTGCAGAGAGGCACGAGAAAAACAGAAGCCACACAAAGTAAAATTTGAACCTTGGATAGATACAAAGTGTACTTGTGGATATGAGTTTTCAAGAGACCTTGGGGATGGATACCATGACATTCCGATCGAAAGAAAAACGAAATACTGCCCTGATTGCGGTCAGAAATTACAGTGGGATGATAAAGAATAAATAAAAAAGCCGCTTCCTAAGAAACGACTAAAATAGACAATAAAATTATAGCTCGTAGAGTATATAAAGTCAAGGAGGCGGCAAATGGGAACAAAACAGTTAAAAAAAGAAGTAAATCAAAAAGCAACAATGTATGTACTTACGCAAGAACAAATTAATGAGATCGCTGCAATAGGAGCAAAAGAAGCATTAAAAGTACATAGAAAAGAAAGACAGAAAGATGAAAGAAAAAGAGCCAGAGATGCGGATAAAGTAAAGCAGACTAAAAAAATGCTCAGTTCATATAGACGCATCAAGGCAACATTGGAAGATGAAGAAGAGTTTACAGAAGAAGAGAAAACGGAATTGAGATGGAAGTTCATTGAAGATCTCATGGGAAATGCAAGAGAGGTGGCTGGAAAATCTGATAAGACAATTAAAGATATGGAAAGACGTAGGCAAGAGGATAGATATTGTGTGTATCGCATTGAAAAAGCAACTGAAATGTATAAAAATGAATGCGAACTGACAGGAAGTGACGAAGCGAAAAGAAGATATAGAGAATTAAGTATGCTATATCTCGATGAGAAAAAGCACACTGTGCAGGAAATTGCGGAAGTAGAAAAAGTGAGTGACAAAACAGTATATAAAGATATTGGAATAGCGTGTAAAATCGTAGCAGTTTACTTACTTGGAATATAAAATTTTTGAACTATTTATCGTAGAAAAAAGGTAGGTAGAAAAAAAGTAGGTAGACTTGTAGAAAAAGTACGTGTTAATATGGTATCAGTTAATAAACCATATGTCACCCCTAAAAAGAGCCAGTTGTTTATATTTTTTCTGAACGAGGAAATATAAACAATCGGTTAAATCTCTTCATTTCAGTGTACATAAGAGAGTATATATAGTATAATATATTATATAGAAACACACAATTAACTAGAGAAAAGGAGTGGTAAAATGGCAATTTGGACAAGCAGATATAGTAACAAGGAGCTATTAAATGACAAAAAGTATTATCCGGTAGGGATCAGCATTGGGAAGCCAAGATTTCCTTTAGGATATAAGGTAAGGGAGCAGTGTTACTCTCTGGCACCGAAAGGCTATATGTTAAGTATGGATCTGGAAAGATTTACTCCAGCATATTATAAGAAATTAGCTGATATTGGAAATGATAGAATTATTGACATGGTAGAAAGACTTGAAGAAAGAGCCAGATCAGAGGGTAAAGAATTAGTGCTTTTATGTTTTGAAGACATAAGAATACCGTCAGATTGGTGTCATAGAACTGTATTTGCTCAGTGGTGGGCAGAAAAAACAGGAGAAATAATTGAAGAATTATATGATCCTAACCAACCAAAAGGAAAGAGAAAAACAAAAGAAGATAAGAAACCTGTTGAAAAAGTAAAAGAAACAAACGAAGGATTTGAACAAATGAACTTGTTTGACATGTTGGGAGCAACAGGGATTTAATATAATATCCGGAATTGGTGTAAAGTAACATACTTTCAGTCCATGAAAGAGATCCTGGTTCATTTCAGGATTCCGGTCCAAAAACAACGGCATTGTATTCAGAAATGGGTGCAATGCCTTATTTTTATGTCCAGAAATAAGGAAGGAGAAAAACAATGGCATTTTTTATGGATCCAGGAGCAATGTTCTTGGGATGTTTGGGAACATCGGAACAAAAGTTTCTGGTAAAGCTGATTGAAACAGCTGCAAAGAATGGCTACACACGATTTGTAGAGCCATGTGCTGGAACATTTGCCATGTCAAATCTGGCGGTACAGAATGGTTTTAAACCGAGTCAAATAGAGTGTAGCGATGTGGCAATGATGCCGTCTGTTCTTGGATATGCTATAACGGAACAATCGTTAGAACCATTAGAAATTCACGCACAAGGGTTTACGGATGAAGAACTTCTTGATCCAGCTACAGCACTATATGCTCAGTTATATTTAAGAACGTCAAAAAATGCTGGAAATGAATATTTCTATAATATTTTGATGGATCTTAAGTTGAGAAGAGAAGAACATATTGCAAGCATAAATCAGCAGATAGAAACAACAAAAAATCTATTGCATGGTATGAGCTATCGCCCTATGGATATGTGGAAACATCTCGATGAGGTCTTGGATGATCCACATGCAATAGTGATCGCAAATCCACCGACTTATTTTTCAGGTTATGAGAAATATTATGATACGCAAGGGAAAATGGTATGGAAAGAACCGGAGTATGAATTGTTTGATCCGGAAACTGGACACAAAAAGTTCTATGATATGTGCATGGGACGTAAAGCGTTGGTAATTTGTTATCAGGAAAAGAAGCCTGGAGAAGCTGTTGGGTATACGATATATGCAAGATCAAGCACACGAGCAGATTTAAACGCATATATAACAACGAATAGAGAAGAAGAGGCAACGATGCTTGCTAATGGAAAGAAGATAAAACGTCCTTCTGAAAGCAAACTAGAGCCTTTGGAATGCAGTATGTTGCCCAGAGATTACGAAATAACGGAAAATAGCAAGATACAGATTATTTCAATTAAATCTGCGGAAGCTCAGTATTACAGACAGCTTTGGACACATAACTTTGTTGGATCATCTGCAACATTCAATAGAGCTGTTCTGATTGATGGCATGATAGCTGGTGTATTTGGGATTTCAAAAATGCAAGCAACATCTTTATTCATATGGTACGTTATGAAGGTTCCACACATGACGTATAGGCTTGGTAGACTATTGTATATGCTGGCACAAAATCAGAATTTTATAAATACAATTCTTGACGATCTGGAAAGAGAGAAAGTTACAAAGGTACGGACAGCAATGCTTACGAAATATCCAGAGAACAAAGAAGTCAGAGGAATTATGAAATTAGTAAATAGACAGGCTGATAAGAATAATGGATTTAAGTTGACTTATGAAGCGGAAATAACAGATCGAACAGAAGAGGAAACGCTGAAAGAATGGTTGAGGAGGGAAAGACAATGGCAGAAGAACAGAGCAAAAAATATGAAATGATCTACGATATGGGTTCAGGATTAATTATTGCGAAAGTTCCTCTTGATAAAGTTAAGGAACAAGATATCAATGCAAGGATCATGAAAAATGAAATGCAAGACCAATTGACTGCAAATATTAAGAACAGAGGACAGTTGGAAAGTCTTCCGTTTTTTTGTTTAGTTGAAAATCAGATCGAAATCATTTCTGGACATCATAGAGTTAAAAGTGCTAGAGCAGCTGGAATGAAGGAAATAATTGCAATATTAGATGTCAGTGGTCTTACAAGAAGTAAAATTGCTGCAAAACAGTTGGCACATAATGCAATTTCAGGGTTTGATGATGACAGCACATTAAGAGAAATTGTAAAAATGATTGATGATGTAGATGATATGATTGAAAGCTTTATCAGTAAGGATATCCTGGAAGAGCCGTTAGAAGAATACGATAAAATGGCTTCTCCAGCAATAGAGTTTGATTTTAAGACAGTTGTATTTTCTTTCTTACCACATCAAATAAAAGATCTTGATGCATTGATCAAGAATTTGGAAACAGCGGCACCGGAGATTATTGGAGTAGCTACTTATGAACAATGTAAGGAATTTACAGAAACACTAAGTAAGTATCAAAAGTTTTCTGATATTCGAAATGTAGGTGCTGCAATTCATTCGATGGTGCAAAGTGTAAACGAAAAAATGGATAATGTCGGATACGATGAAAACGAAGAATGGACATATTTAGCAAAGCTTTTCGGAAGTAACGCTATACCAGGAGAAGCAGCAAATGTTATTCAACAGGCAATTAAAAAAGCGGAGAAAAAAGGGACTATTACAAGTAAGAATAGGTGGCAGCTTATCGAGTTTTTATGTGCTGACTACCTTAGTGGCAAATAATGTATGGCAGCAAGGACAAAGTACAATGCCGCTTATCATGACGACTGGGCTTGGTCTTTGGCTGCTATGGGTGCAACAAATAAAGAAATTGCAGAAGCAATGAATATTTCGGAGCGAACCATACTCCGCTGGGCTAAAGATCACGAATCTTTTGGTAAGGCATTGTCTGAAGGAAAAGGAGTATCAGATGCAAAGGTAATCAGAAGTTTATATAAGATGGCTACTGGTTATGAATACACAGAGGAAAAGAAAATTGTAGAATACAACACGGATGGGAGCGTCAAACCAATACGTGTTGAAAAAACTATTAAGCACGTACAACCAAGTGTGGGAGCTCAGTGCTTTTGGCTGAAAAACAGACAAAGAGATAGATGGCAAGATAAGCCAGATCCTATTATTGATGGAACAGAAGAGAATGATGTACAAATATATTTACCGGAGAATGGACGTGATAATAATGAAACATGAAAAAATTATTATTAAACCACAGGAAGGGCCTCAAGAAAAATTCCTTGCAACATCCGCTGATATTTGTATTTATGGCGGAGCTGCTGGTGGTGGTAAAACATACGGATTGCTTTTAGAACCTCTTAGGCATATGAATAATTCCGATTACAACGCAACGATCTTTCGACGTGATTACACCCAGGTAACATCTCCAGGAGGTCTATGGGATAGTTCAAGAAAGATTTATCGCTATGTGAAAGGTGCAAGTTCGTTAAAGACACCTAAATTACATTGGGTATTCAGAAAAGGAGCATCGGTCAATTTTGCACACCTAGGACGTGATGAAGATTGTGATAACTGGCAAGGTTCACAGCTTACAATGATAGGGTTTGATGAGCTGACACATTTTAGCGAGTATCAGTTTTTTTATATGTTATCAAGAAACCGTACAGATTCTGGAATAAAACCATATGTACGAGCTACTTGCAATCCAGATGCGGATTCCTGGGTAGCTGATTTTATTTCTTGGTGGATAGATCAGGAAACAGGTTATCCAATACCAGAAAGATCAGGAGTAATTCGATGGATGGTACGAATAAATGAAGCTGTTACATGGTTTGATAGTAGGGAAGAGGCTGTACAAGGAGCAATTGAAAATGGAGTCAAGCAGAAGCAGGCAGAGACTATGCCAAAGAGCGTAACGTTTATTTCAAGCACACTACATGATAATAAAATTCTGATGAAGAATGACCCAGGGTACTTAGCCAATTTACAAGCGATGGCTCTAGTACAAAGAGAACGCTTGTTATATGGGAACTGGAAGATTAAAGCTGCCGCCGGCTTAATGTTCAAGCGAGAAAAAGCAAATATGCTAGAAGAAATGCCATTAGATGTTATAAAGTGGGCAAGAGCTTGGGATCTTGCAGCTACATCTGAAGATGAAAATGGAGATCCAGCATATACAGCAAGTGTACTGATTGGCAAGAGAAAAAATGGACGATATATTGTTGCTGATGTTATTAATCGTCGATTAAGCTCGTCAGATGTTCGAGAGATAATAAGACAGACTTGCATATCGGATAGAACAAAATACGGAAGAGTAGTTACAAGACTTCCACAGGATCCTGGACAGGCTGGAAAAGCACAAGCACAGAGTTTTTTAAAATTCTTGGCTGGGTTCATTGTTAAGTGTATTCCTGAATCCGGAGATAAGATTACGAGAGCGGAACCATTTTCGGCACAGTGGTTAGGACTTGAAGGCATGGATAAAGGAAATGTTGATATATTAGTAGCACCTTGGAATGAAGAATATTTCAATGAGTGCGAAAATTTTCCACAGTCAAAATTTAAAGATATGGTAGACGCATCTAGCTCAGCGTTTACAGAATTAGAATCAGGTAATACGATCACAGCACCAAGTAGTTTACCTGATACACGAGATAGTTACTGGACATAGGACAGGAAGGAGGAACAACATTGTATGATGAAATAGGTCGCATCGGTCAAAACCGATGGGGCGGTAGCTTTTACGAAGAATTTCTCCCAGAGTTGAGAGGTCAACGAGGAGTAAAGGTATATACAGAAATGGAATCTAACGACGATGTGATCGGAGCAATCATATTTGCGTTAGATACATTGCTTAGACAGGCACAGTTTTCCGTAGAGCCACAGGGAGACGATCAAAAGGACATAGAGGCAGCAGAGTTTGTTGAATCTTGCATGAATGATATGCAGAACACATGGACTGACACAGTCTCTGAAATCCTATCATTTCTTACATACGGCTGGTCGTATCATGAGATCGTATATAAGAGGAGATCAGGGCGAACAGGAAACCTTAAGACGAATAGTAAATATGATGATGGTTTAATCGGGTGGAGAAAACTTCCTATCCGATCACAGGATTCTCTATACCAATGGGAGTACGACGATGAAGATAACCTTATTGGAATGACCCAGATGCCACCGCCAAATTTTGGACTTTATACGATACCACTGGAAAAGGCAATCCATTTCAGGACCAGATCCAGAAAAGGAAATCCAGAAGGGCGAAGTATTCTTAGAAATGCTTATCGTTCTTGGTACTTCAAGAAAGGCATTCAGGAGTTTGAAGGAATCGGGATTGAACGAGACCTCGCCGGTATACCGATGGTTACACCGCCGGAAGGTGTTGACCTGTACAATCC